TTACGCAACCCATTTGCATTGATTTTCTGAAAGGTTTTACCAACTTGTGATAGTACAGCAGTAATTTTTTCAGTCTCAGTAGAAGTAAATGTTGCAGTTCCACTTGCGTCCTTGTATGTGGCATCGTCCATCCATACAGTAGAAGGTGTTTTGAGTGATGTAATATCTGCACCGAATGATGCTGTCATATCCTGTAGAGCGTCCCCTTTGTATGTGGTGTGCCAGACAATACCAACTTTTGCTTTGTTGATAGTCTTACCTAAATCGCTATCAACAGGTACAGCATAAACAATAGTGTTAGGCTGAAAAGTATAACACTTAGTGCCGTCGATAGTGTCTGTTTCCACATCATTCGTGAACATAAGATCGCCTTGGAGTACTCCCTTGATACCCAACTTTGAAAACTCTGCAAGTGCAACTTTAAACTTTTCATTTAATGCTCCAGATAAATCGTCATCAATTTCTTTTGCGGTCTTGTATAGTTTAGGATTGACGTTGAATACAGACTTCTTAGCCACAAAGAAATCACCTGTCTCTGGTTCAATACCCGCGAAGATTGCCGGGGCACCGTCGAACTTAACCGTCATGTTTACTGAACTACGACTAGCACCAGCAAGCATATCACGCAATGATTGTAGGAAGTTAATTGCAGCGCGGCCACCATCAACACCATAGTTAAGGATTTCGTCTTCTAAGTGTTCTAGATGAAGGTTCTTGCCGCCCTTATCTTCGGTGAGCATTTCGTTAAAGTTTATCATTAGAATCCGCCAAAACTATAGCCATCACCTCTAACTACCATTTTTTTGTCCAACAAATTTAAAGCTATATCTAAACCTTTTATTAAAAAGGCCTTTATCTTATTCCAAACTTTATTAAGAAATCTTAAAATCCAATTCTTAACAACCTTTACAGCTCTACCCAATATACCTTCTTCTAAAAGTTCTTTATCTGTCTCTACAATACTCTCTGTTATAATATCATCAAGAATCTCATTTTCTTCTTTGTAGATACCCTTTAAAGCAGTCCAAGCACGACCACCAGTACCAGAGGTTTTAAATGATATGTTAAAATTAGTTTTACTAGTATAACTGTTAACTAATTTTTCATCTATCTTCATAAAGTCAGCTTTGCCATCTTCACCAAATTTCATCATATAAGTTGCAGCAGATTCTTTATCTGCAAACTTAGATTTTCCAGACATTGCCTCTCTTACAACTTCTTTTTTAATTTCATTATTTTGAAAAATCTCTCTTATTGCATCTGTCATAGCTGATTGTTTTGTCAAAGAATCTTTGACTAAATCTTTTAATTTTTTGTCAACTTTCATTTTACCACTAGAAATTTTACCAATTTGTCCGCCGGGTGGTAATTTAAAAGAAACATATTGTTCTTCTATATCTTCCTTTAATTTATTCCATGATGTATCAAATGCTTTTGTCTTAATACTATCTGGTGCATTATCATAAGCAAATCCTAGTGTAGCAAGCGTTTCAGCTTGACCACCAGACATTAATTGAGAACCACCATATTTTTTAAGACTAATGTTCTTGCCAGGTAATTTCATATCTGTTTTAGGTGTTTTTGTTGGTGATGAAGCAGATTTGCCCGTCAACTTAATAAAGTAATTATCCCACTCTTTAGTTAGAGTTCCTTGACCTTGACCATAATGTGTCATAATGTTAGGTGGATTATTACCGAAAGAATTTTCTACTATTTGTTGACCAACCGAAAGTACTGCTTCATGTTTGGGTTTCCACTCACTAATTTCAGAAGAAGTTATAGCTTCTTTTTCGGATAAACCAGTTTTTATGTTATATGCTACACAAATTACTTTTTCCCAATCTGCAGCTGGCATTGATGCCTCTGCTAAATAGGATTGAATCTTATCGACAGGTGGAGTGTATGATTCTGTGCGGGGGCGTAATTGCCGGACATAGTGATTGAGGTTAGACATTCAACTGCTCCATGTGTGTTATATTCTATTTATATAACATGGAACTTGATGTGTGTCAAGAAAAGAATGTTTCTAAACTACCTTGTTCCACCTTGTAGTTCAATAGCAGAAGCTCCTTGCGGTCTTTCTGATTCTCCATATAGTCTCCTACTGACCGCATAGTATAAGTCCAATCCAATTCTACTTGATCCCAATCATCAAATCGGTCTTTTACAGATTGGTCTGCGTTATAAGAAATCATACAATCCATTCCAGACTCATTGCATTGTTTAGCAAAAAGGTCATGATCAAATCCCTGATGCATAGACCCACGTTTACCGTACAGATTGTTTGAATTCTGTTTTGTCAACTCGTAGGGCGGGTCCAGATATACGAAGGTATTATCAGATTTCTCCAACAATGCACTGTAGTCACCATTTGTTATCTTCCAATTGCGAATCAACTTTTGGAATGATACCAGTTTCATGATATTCCCTCTGGTGAAAGTCATATCATGAGATGATTCGGAAAATGTTCCTGTCTCTGTTAGACCACTGAAACTATTCTTGTTTGCATAATAGAACGCAACTGCTTTGTCAAAGTCACTACTCACATCATCATTGATAATTTCTTTCTGCTCACCAAGAATAGTCTTGGCTACATCACTATTAACACAACTGTCTTTGATTTCTAGAAGACGTTCAGACATTTCTGCACCACTACTTTGTAGTTGTGTCCAGAAGTTATAGAGTGCAGGATACAAATCGTTTACCCAGATTTTCATATCTGGATATCGCTTCGTTATCGCAATGGGAAATGAACCACCACCAAGGAAAGGTTCACGCCACTCCTCATAGTTTTCCATGTTTGGAAGATATTCGTATAGTAATTTTGTCCATTTAGATTTACCGCCGGGGTATCTAAGTGGTGTTGTTAATATTGGTGATCTCATCCGAAAAAGTCCTCTAGTGTTCCTTGTGTTCCATAACTGTCGTCAATTAACCATCCGATCTTTTCTGAGATAAACCGTAGCGGCTCAACAAATGATTTCAAAAATTGCGTTTCAAAATCTATCATACTGCCGAGAGAAAGTTCCTCTGGAAATTTTGTGATGAAAGAAAATGCAGACGATTGATAAATGTTAGGTTCCTTCAAATGGACAAATCGGATTTTTTCGCCCTCTTGAATATATGGAAACTTGTGAGATAAATCTCTTTTTTCAATCAAGTGATTGTACAGAATAGCACCCTTAACATGGATAGGAGCGCCAACTGAAAATAACCCATACGTCACATCTGTACCATCAAGAGTGCCTATAAGAGTTTTAGTTTTCCTTCTCTTATTTTCGCGTTCTTCCTTTTTATCAAATGTTCTCTTACGACTTATTGCATTATCTGAGAACTTTTCTATACCATTTACACTTCTTGGATAGGCAATATCTTCTGGTGGTAATGTCATGAACTCTTCACGGAAATCCTGTATGAACATATTCAATTCTTTTTCATCACCACTCATGATAATCTTGAGTGCTTCTTTCAACTTCTCGCGGCACGGAGCAGGGGTAGATGACTTGACTGCTTCAATACCCATAATCTTGAGTTTAGGTTCCTTAAACCGTACACCTTCCATATCATACAGGTTTAGGATGTAACGCTTCTTAGCAGTCCACACGCCCTTGTCAGCAATTGCCTCGCGTCCCATCTCCATCTTCTGTTCGTATGCGTTGGTTACTTTGGCAAGCGCTTGATAAGACTTATCAATAAAAGGTTCCAACTTCTCCTTTGCAACCTTGTCCAAGAAGGTGACAATAGTGTTAGTGTCTGTTCCCTCTTTGAACACGCTATTAACCAATTTGTCAAACGTAATGTATACGCTGTCTGTGTCCGAAGCAATAACGTAATCCACGTCCTTCGTTTCCAAGATTTTGTTGAGATATATGTTAAGACTTTTTTCAATCCACCGAATAGATAACTGGCCACTCGTTGTAATTGCAGTAGCAACCAACAAATCGAAATACCTAAACCAAGTATTCCCAATAGCACCATATGCACTATTGAGAGAAATCTTCTTTGCCATTTGGATGTTGTTGTATCGGGCAATGTCTTTGAGTAGAGATTTCTCCCCAGTGTTTTCATATTCCTGTTGAGCATCGAGCATACGTCTTTTATATTTGACACGATCATTGTAAATTCCTTCCATTAACTCAGGCAAGAACCCTCGTTTATCCTTACGAAAGAAGGCGCCATTTGGAGTCATACAATATTCGGTGTCATTTTTAACTTTACCGTTTAGTACCTTATCGACTAATCCTTCTTCTTTCTTACAATTGGGAACTAGAGTTTCTGGTGAAATATTGTATTGCATGATAAGGTGAGGATATAGAGAGTTCAAATCAAACGACATGACCCAGTTGTGCATACCCACCTGTGGGTCTTTCACATAGGCACCCTCAAACTTTTCGACCTTCTTCTTCTCTGACTTTTGAGGAATCACAAGATTCCTCTCACGCAGATAGTTGTAAATAAGAATGTCCCAATACCGTACCGTACCAAGCACATCCGTAAAGTTGACCTTTGCATCGTATGCCATTGTCAATGCAAGTTCAATCAGCTTCATCTTGTCTTCAAGACGATCAACAATCTCCACATCTTGAATGTTGTACTCAATGAATGACTGATAATCTTTGGTATACCACTCACGAAATGTCTCGTATGGATTGCCATCCTTACGCTCACCCAGCTCCACAAATGCAATGTGGTCAAGGCGATATGATTCCTGATTGGTGTATGTGAACTTGCGATACAGGTCAAAGTAATCTAGTGCAGAGATGCCATCCAGAGTATATGTTTGATGTACCCGGCCCATGTTATACACCTCACGAGCAAACACGTTTCTCCACGGCGACAGACGTTTTGTTTCTTCATCATCGAAGACGTTGCGAATACGATTGACCAGATAGGGAATATCAAAGAACTCTGTATTCCAGCCAGTCACGATATCAGGTGTGTGGCGTTCCCAGAAAATAAGGAACTCTTTTAGAAGATGAACTTCACTCTCGCACTGGACGTAAGTTACATCCTCACGGTCAGTGACGAACTCACCAATGCCCCAGACAACAATGCGTTTGGTTTGATGGTTCTTGATGGTGATTGATAGCATCGGTTCTGCGGCATCTTCTGGCTTGGGAAATCCGTTCTCGCACTCAACCTCAATATCGATGGTGACCATGAGCATCTGATCCAAGTCCCAATCAACGCGATCAGGATACTCATCAGCAATCCAGCAATAGGGATACTGTGTGTTACCATAGATGATATCTTTTTGATTCTCACGATCAGCAACCCATACCTTTGCCTCCTTGATAGAATCAAAGAGGTGTGGTTTAACATTCTGACCATCCAGAGTTTTGTAGCCAGTCTCCTCACGGGTCTTGACCAGATCAAACAGCGTAGGTTCATATTTGACTCTACGAGTCATGCGCTCTCCATCCCTGACCTCACGGACAAGGATAGAGTTACCGTATTGTAACACGTTTGTGTAAAAGTTCATATAGAGACTATATCAGTTTTGAGTAGAATTGTCAAGGGTCCAATTGTCACGATTTTTAAATGTATCCAAAACTAATTTAGATATATCAGTACCATTTATTTCATCTATATGACCAGTTCCGGGCGAGCTATTAACCTCAATTAAATACGGCGGTATTTTTTCCCTATCTTTTGATGGAATAAAATCTACTCCCAACCAGATACCATTAACAGATTTTGCAGCTTTAAGAGTTTCAGATTTTTCTAATTCTGTTAGTTTCATTTTTAATGGTAAAGAACCTTGACTAACATTACTTCTAAAATCGCCACTAACAATTGGTCTTTTTAATTGTCCTACGATTTCATTATTCAAAACCATAACTCTTACATCATAGTCTGTTTTAATATACTCCTGTATCAACATAGCTATATCTTCATCTATCTTATTAATCAATTGCATAGTTGCAAGCAGTGTTTTTCTTGAATCAATAAAGATAACACCAACACCCTGAGTTCCCTGAGCAGTTTTTAGTATCATAGGATACTTACCACCAATTTCTTTAATTGGTATATCAATATTTTCTTCATGAGTTAATATTGCGCTTCTGGGTTGTTGCAATCCAGCATTTTTCATTACAATATAGTTCAACCACTTATCATCACATAATAGATTGGTTTCTCTTGAGTTAACAGTTGTAATTCCATGCAATCGTAACTGTTCTGCAAATCTAATACCTCGGCCGAGTGCAACTCTAAGAATACAAAGAGTATCTTCTGGTGTTATTTCCCAACCCTTTTCATCATGTTCAATTACTGGATCACCCATACCAAAACTCTTAGTTCTTTCCTTATAGTTGGTATAGTTATGAGCAACTAAATTACCCTTTTCATTAATAGTAAAATAAGAGCTATCAACTTCCATTTGGTATAAATCAATACCCATCTTCTTGGCTTGTTTTTCTAAAGCATCACCAGTTTTATTAGGATCATCCGGTTCATCTCGCATCAATATTAGTATACGATACGGTTCTTCTTTGACCTCTGTGATGAATGACTTGAACTTTTCCATTAGACTTCTTTTTTCTTCCCAATGTTATATTTAGTTTCTAAAGTCCAGTCAGCTTTCTCAGAAAAAGACAATACCTTAATCTGACTGAGGGGGGCGAGCTCGCCCATCACGCCAATGATAGTAACGAGGCCCC